CTGACGGCCACCGCCCGGCTGGTGGCGCAGGGCGAGACGGTGGTCACGACAACCAGTGCGTTCGGCGCACCCGCCTCACCCCCCGCCGCGCTGGAGCTGAAGCGCTTCGGCCATTTCAACGGGTCGATCACCCGCAATGGCACCGCCCTCGGCAACGTGGTCTCGGCCCAGATCATCTATGCCAAGACCCTCGACCGGATCGAGACGATCCGCTCGGACGGCCACATCGATGGGCGGACCCGTCCATCGCCGCGCTCACCGGCCGGATCGACGTGCGCTTCGCCGACCAGACGCTGGTGACGCAGGCGGTGGGCGGCGAGGCCTGCGAGATGGACTTCGCCTACGTCCTGCCCTCCGGCGAAAGCTTCACCTTCACGGTGCACGCCGTCTACCTGCCGCGCCCGCCCATCGAGATCGCCGGGCCGCAGGGCGTGCAGGCGACCTTCGACAGGCAGGCGGCGCGCGACAGCGTGGTCGGGCGGATGTGCACCGCAACCCTGATCAATGACATCGAGGAATATTGAGCATGCTGACGCTCGACCTGACCAACGCGCCGCGCTGGCATGACCTCGCGCCCGGCGTCCGTGTGCAGCTGCGCCCGCTGACCACCGCGCTGATGGTGGCGACGCGCAGCGATCCCGCCGTGGAAGCCGTGACCGAGGAGGCCTCTGACGAGGAGCGCGCCGTCGCTTTTGCCAAGGCGCTGGCGCGGCTGGCGGTTCTCGGCTGGGAGGGCATCGGCGATGCCGACGGCAAACCGATCGACCCGAGCCCGGAGGCCGTCGACGCGCTGCTCGACGTCTGGCCGATCTTCGAGGCCTTCCAGCTGACCTGCGTCTCGAAAGGCCTGTTGCTGGAACAGGAAAAAAACGCCTCCACGCTCTCGCCGAATGGTCCTTTGGCGGGGGCGACCGGTACTGCGAAGCCTGCGAAGCGACGTGCGAAGACTGCCCGGCGCGGCTGAACCGGCCGCTGTCCCATAAAGGCTGGCAGGTCTGGGACCTCGTCGGGCGCCTGGGCGGTCAACTCAGGGTGCTGCCGGGCGCGGTGATCGGCTGGGACATGTCGGCGGCGCTGGCGCTTGGCGACGCCATTGGCGTTCCGTCCGCGGCCGCCGCGGAACTGCTGCCCGTCATCGAAGCGGTGATGGTCATGAAGCTCAATGAGCAGATCGCGTCAGGCGGCCTCGAAGGGCGTGATGTCTGAGACGTCGATCGTGTCACGCGCCCGGGCGAGATCCCACGCGCGCTGCAGGTTCATCCAGTATTCCGGGGTCGTCCGGAAGAACGTCGCAAGCCGGATGGCGGTGTCCACGGTGAGCGCGGTCTCGCCTTTGACCAACCGCTCGATCCGCGTGCGCGGCACGTGAAGCCGCCTGGCCAGCGCGATCGGGCTCATGTCGAGCGGCCCGAGATAGAGCTCCGCGAGGACCTCACCCGGGTGAGACGGGTTTTTCATCAGAGTCATGGCGCACCCTTTCAATGATAGTCGACGATCTCGACTTCGGCCGGTCCCTGATCGGTCCACACGAAGCAGATGCGCCACTGGCCGCCCAAGCGCACCGAATGCTGTCCGGCCCGGTCGCCCTTCAGCGGCTCGAGGTGATTGCCCGGCGGGAACCGGAGATCCTCGAGGACCACGGCGGCATCGAGTGCCGACAGCATCGCCCGCGTTCGTTTTACCAAGTCGGCCGGAAAGCCCTTGCCGAACCGGTCTGCCACCGCGCTCGCCGCGAGCTTGCCCCTCGTGCTGACGATCATGAGGATATGTATCGCCGTGTGATACATATTTCAAGGGCGCATTGGCGCCCGATCCGCTGAAAGCTCTCAAACCAGGAGATCACAGGAAATGGCCGAGAAAAGGGTCAGCGTCCGCCTGGGTGCGACGGGCGGACGGCAGGTGCGCGCCGAGCTGGAAGGCGTGGGCGAAGCTGGCGCCCGCGGATTCGGGCGTCTCAGCCGGGAGATGGAGGCGGCCAACGCCCGGCTGGCGGGCTTTGCGCGCCGGGTCGCGGTGGCGGCGGCGGCCGCGGTCGCGGCGTCCATGGCGGCCGGCGTCGCCATGGTCCGCTCCGGCCTGCAGACGGTCGATGTGCAGGCCAAGCTCGCGCAGTCGCTCGAGACGACGGTCGCCAGTATCCAGGTGCTCGAGCGCGCGGGCGAACTCGCAGGCGTGTCGATGGGGCAGGTCGAGCAGGCGACGGTCCAGCTCACCCGGCGGCTCAGCCAGGCGGCCGCCGGGACCGGACCGGCGGTGGAGGCTCTGCAGCGCTTGCGGCTCACGGCCGTGGAGCTGCAGCGCCTGCCGCTCGATGCGCGCCTTGCCGCGATCCAGCAGGCGCTGGGGCAGTATGTGCCCGAGGCCGAACGCGCGGCCGTGGCCTCGCAGCTCTTCGGCGACCGCGCGGCGCTGGTGTTCACCCGGATCGACACCGCGACGCTGCGCCAGGCGACGGAGGACGTGCTGGCCTTCGAGGTGGTCGTCTCGGAGCAGGACGCCGACCAGATCGAGCGGACGAACGACGCGATCTCGCGGCTCGGACTGATCTGGCGGGGCCTCTCGAACCAGCTCGCGGTTGCCTCGGCCCCGGCTCTCGAAGCCATCGCCGATGCCATGGCCGCGGTCGCGAACCGCACCGGGCCGCTCGGCATCGCAATCCGGGTGCTCTTCGAGAACATCGGGCGGCTGACGACCTACGCCGCGACCTTCGCGGCCTTCCTCGCGGGGCGCTGGGTCGCCGGGCTGGTCGCGGCGGCGGACCGCGACCGCGAAGGCCTGGGAGTTCCGCTGCAAGAACGACGGCGGGCTCGGCCTCTTCGTCAACGACGAACAGGTGCTCTCGGTCGCGCCCACCGGGAACCTCGTCTTCGAGGCGGACAAGCTGCCGGTCGCCGATGCCATGGCCCTGCGGCACCAGTCCGCGCCGCCGCCGACCCCGGCCGGGACAATGGTGCTCGCCGCGGCGGATCGGGTGACCTGGGACCCGGCGGCCAAGGGGGCAGGGGGGCCGTACCTCGTGGCCTGGGACGGCACGGCCTGGACCGAGGTCTGAGCCGGCTCGCGGCCAGCCAGCCCAACACCGCCCGCACACTGGGGGACACATCAAGAGAAGGGGGTTTCCGCCATGAATGACGAATCCCGGTTCATCGCAGCCGTCCTGCGGGAACTCGCCGCATCCACTGCCGTGATCCTCGCGGCCTGGGGGGCCCTCGGCGGGGCCACGAATGCGCTGACGACGAAGATGCGCCTGCGCGACGCGCTGCGGCACATCCTCCTCGGTGGTCTGATCGCTGCCGGGATGGGGAGCCTCTCGATGGCCCTCATCACGAGCTGGGCGGGTCTGCCGCCCGAGGCGATCCCGGCGGGCGGGGCCGCAGGCTCGGCCGCCTATCTCGTCGGGGTCTTCGGCCCCGCTTTCATCGAGATGCTGCTCGCCCGGCTGCGCCGGGCCAAGGAGGGCCCCCGCGATGAATGACCTTCTGCGCCTTGCGCGCGCCCTGCGCTGCGATCCTGCGGATCCGGCCCGGGCCTTCGCCCACCGTCTTCGCGTCGGTGTCGTCGTGGCTGTCCTGATCCTGACGCTCTCGTTCCTGAGGTAATCCCATGCACATGACCGACCGGGGCCTGCTAGCCCTCGTCCGGCACGAAGGTCTCGTGCCCGGACCCTATCGCGATTTGAAAGACGTCTGGACCTTCGGCATCGGCCACACCGCCGCCGCCGGGCAGCCCGATCCCGCCACCATGGCCCGCGGCTTGCCGGCCGATCTCGACGCCGGCATCCGCGCGGCGTTCCGGGTGTTCCGGGCTGACCTCGCGGCTTACGAGGCCGCCGTGCTGCGCGCCGTGAAGGTACCGCTCAGGCCGCACGAGTTCGATGCGCTGGTCTCATTCCACCATAATACCGGCGGCATCGGCAGGGCCGCGCTGACGAAGGCTCTGAACGCGGGCGATCGCGCGGCAGCGGCCAGGGCCTTCCTGAACTGGAAGCGTCCCGGCGCCATCATTCCGCGCCGCGAGGCCGAGCAGGACCTGTTCCGCCACGGCCGCTATCCCGGCGGACCGATCCCGGTCTGGGCGGTGGACCCCTCGGGCCGCGAGGCGTTCTCGCGGCCGATCCGGAGCCTGTCCGAGAGCGAGGCGCTGGCGCTGCTGCGCCCGACCCCCGGCGCGCCGCCCCCGCGATTCCAAACACCCGATCCTGCGCCCGACACGCCTCCGGGTACGCAAACTGGCACGCCGCCCGACTGGCTCGCCCGGGTGGCCGCGTTCTTCTCCACCCTGATCCGGAGGACCTGACCCATGCGCTATGTCCGTCCAACCTCGCTCACCTGGTGGGCAGGGTGTCTCGCTCTTCTGACCGGTATCGCCTCCCTCGCGCTGCCCGCGACCGGGCCGCTCGGCGAGCTCTCCCGCCTCGTCGCGCTGCTCGCCGGGTCTGGCGATGCCTCGCCCGCGGCGCTCATGTTCCTCGGCCTCGGCCTGATCGGTCTGCGCGACCGGATCGAACGCGGATTCCGCGGCGATGACTGAGGTTCTGGTCTGGATGGGTGCGGCTTTGGTCGTGGTCGGGGGCGTCGTCCTCGGCCGGCTGTGGGGCCGCCTCGAAGGGAAGCGCACGGGCAAACGGGAGGCGGAACACGATGCCATGGAAGAGACAATCGCGCGTGTCGAACGCGGTCGCGATGCGGTTCGGGATGGCCGCGGTGCTGGCGATCCTGCTGACCGGCTGCGCCGCAACGACGGGCGCTGGTGATGCGGGCTGTGCCTCCTATGCCGAGGCGCGGCCGGCCCGACCACCCGCCGAGGCCGTCGCTGAGGTGCCGCCCGGCTGGGCCACCTGGATCGCCGATCTCGACGACCGCATGACGGGAACCTGCCGATGAAATCCTTCTCGCCCGCGCTGCAGGCCCATCTCGACGAGGGCACCACGACGCTGGCCTGGTGCTGGCGCATCACGCGGGCCGATGGCACGACCTTCGGCTTCACGGACCACGACCGCACGCTCAGCCTCATGGGCACGGAGTTCGAACCCGAGAGCGGGCTCACGGCCTCCGAGGTGCGCTCAGGTTCCGATCTCTCGGTCGATGCGCAGGACGCCGAGGGCGTGCTGACCTCGGACCGGATCACCGAGACCGACATCCTCGACAGCCGCTGGGACAATGCCGAGGTCGAGGTCTGGCGGGTGAACTGGGCCGATCCGAACCAGCGCGTGCTGATGCGACGCGGCGCCATCGGCCAGATCCGGCGCGGGCGGCTGGCGTTCGTGGCGGAGGTGCGCTCGCTCATGTGCAGGGCCAGACGGTCGGGCGGACCTTCCAAGCGACCTGCGACGCCGCGCTCGGTGATGGACGCTGCGGTGTCGATCTGGAGGATCCGGTCTACCAGGCTGCTGAAGAAGTTGGCCCTCGACCGGGTTTGAGGAACCTGATTCAGCCCGCCGAGGCTTTGGCGGGGGTGAGCATGCGCGGGACGGACGAGACGAGCGGGTCGCTGTTCAGCTATGTTGATCTGGAGGCGCGCATCCCGGCGCGTCATCCGTTGCGCACGATCCGGCAG